CTTGTGCGTCAGTAGTAAAACTTGTTGTAGATTTACCTAAAACAGCACTGTTTGTATACAGTGATAATTTAAATGAATTACCACCAGTTTGTTTAAAATTATGTGTTCCTTCAAAAAGTTCTTTTTTAAAAGAATTACAAATTACACTAGTTGTTATTGCCATATTTACTCCATATTTTTAAGGCGAGGGTGACTGAATTTGTACCCTAGGCACTCCTTCTTCATATTGCCCTCTACGTCGTTGCCCCATTTGTTGTAATCCAAATGCTGTAACTTCTCCATTATACTTGTCTAAATACAATTTGTACATATCCATAGGTCCTTTTAAATAAGAAAAGCATTCTGTCAAAACACCATGTAAAAGCATAGCATCTTGATATGTGGACAAAAATGTATTGTTTGTTGATGAAAAATGAGGGGGATCAATAATGTAATTTATCTGTATTGTGTATGCTTGATCTGGAGTTGGGGCTAAAACAATATTCTGGTCATCCCAATTTGCGTAGTATTTTGGTGCTCCTGTTGTCCCGGATGGTGTATTAGCAGTCCAACCCATAGCTGAATGATTTGTGCAATAATAATATAAAGTTGGTGCATCTGTTGCAACTGTAATTTCTGTATAAGCTCCAGTGGTACCAGGAACTCCGTTGGTTGTAACTCCTGTCGTATATTCTGTTCCACCACCATGTGTTCCATTTGGAGTGGTAGAAAATCTTAATGGATGACCATCGTTTGATGAGTCAGATTGGTCAAATCTATAAGTGCCTCCCTCTGCTAAATTTAAGGTTACATCTGCAGTCGCTGTTGAGCCATCAATACCATATTTATTAGTTGAGCCAACATTATAGTATGGGTGATCTATTGGATTACCACTTACAACTGTCACAGTATACGTTTTAGATTCAACAGGATTCGATTGATATTCTGACATAAAACTAGTGTCTCTTTTTTCAAGAAAATCTCTTACATTAGAATTAATAATTTGCACTGAACGCAAATAAATTAAATCAGATGGCATACTTAAAAATCTTTGTGCAGTTATTGTTGATGTAGTTGCATATTTTCTTAAATCATCATAATCTACTTTACCTGCAATATCTAATTCGACATTTCTAATAAATTCATCTAACAAAGTATCACTTAAGACATTACTATCTACCTCTGTGTAGTTTCTTACTTGTGTTAAAAAATTTGAATATGATATTGCCATAACTTATCCTGTTATATTAATCTGACCACCCATATTTGAGTGAACAGTGCAAAAATAATATAAAGTGCTTGGTGCATCTGCAGCCACAGTAATTTGAGTATATCCATCAGTTCCTGGAGATCCAACAACTGTCACTCCTGTTGAATAAATACTCCCACCAGCATGAGTCCCATTGCTAGTAGTGCTTAATCTTAGTGGATGTCCTCCGTTACTACTATCTGTTTGTGAAAATCTATATGTAGAACCCCTTGTAAAGCTGAGAGTAGCTTGTTGAACACCATCAATATTGTATTTATTGTACCCCCCTGGAGTAGTAACAGTTACTGCATAAGAAGTAACCACTATATCTGTTCCACTAATTGTTACCTGTCCAACAGAGGTTGTTAGGTTTCTTTTTCTATTAATTTCATCTGGTGTTTGTGGCGGCAACAAACTATTTGGATCAGGAGAAAAATTATTGGCATCTAAATCAACAGTAATTGAAGCTGCTTCATCCTGTGGAGGTCGAGCATTAGCCAAAGCAATTGCATCTGCTTTTATATGCTTTCTTCTTATTTGTGGGTGCTTTGCTTCGTATTCAGATTTATGTACGAAAGAGCCATTCCACTCTTTTACCATTTCAAGATACGGAAATTCCATACCAGATCTATCAGAAATAGCTTTTGCATATTTACCTCTTGCGTATGCCACTATTTAACTCCTCTAAAATTTTTACCTCTAATTGCTTTACCTTGTCCTTTAACCTCACCACCCTCATTCATTGAGTATTTTGCATACGGATTAGTAAAAGATTTATTCATACCAAGATTAGCGTAAACATTTTGACTAGAAACTTTTTCTTTTGATTCATTTGAATACAAATTAGAATACATGTTTCTATATTTATGACGTGTTCTAAGTCTATCTAACGCAGCAGATTGTCTATCATATTCTGCATCACCTGCTTTTTGAGGACGTGTAGTTGTCTCAGTAATTTTTTTTGTTCCTTGCTGAGTATATCTTACTCCACTTGGACTAGTGTAAAATGCACTTCTTGCTCCTATTCCACCACCACTGGCAGGGCTAAATTTACTGCCCTCTGGTAATTTTGTTGTACTTCTAGCCACACCAGGGTTATATCCTGCCAAACCCGTAGCACCAGATCGTCCTTCATAATAAGTATATACAGGCACTGTTTTTTGCCTTGACTGAGTTAGTGTTAAACCAGACAAATCTTTTTCTGCCTGTGCAATTTCTTTTGATAGGTTTCTGTAATAACCTGTGGTTGGTCCATAAGATTCTGTATCTAATTTTCTATATTGATAAGTCGGTGTAAACGTTTTAGATTGTAAACCCTTTTGAACCTCAGCGAATTGTGCATCAGTTGGTTTTGCATATTGTTTTTCTATGTCGCTAATGTAAGCTTGTCGCATAGCTGTTGGCATATTCATTGTAGCTTTATATTGCTGACCTGCTCTAGTATCAAACGTTTTTTGATCTTGACCTGATAACCTTGATCTATAATTACTTATTGTTTGAAATAATTCAGGTCTACTTTGTTCAAGTGCACTTAAATAGCCGCCACCTTGCATTTTAGCTAATCGCATGGTTTTCATTAAAAAACTCCCTTAAACTTATTGCCCTTAATAGCAGATCCCATACCTTTAGCCATACCACCTTCATTCATAGGTGTATATTTTTTGTAAGGGTTTGTAACGCTAGCCTTCATATTTTGTCTTTCGTAGATATCTTTCTTTTTTTTCTTAGCTTTGGTAGGCATAACAATTTGATAAATAGGTGTAAATTTTTTCTGTGATAATTGTTCTTCAATCTCACTTTGTTTACTAGGGTCAGCAAATCTTTCTTTTTGTTGTTTAAAAAACTCTGTTTGCATATCTTCCGGCATATTTTCTACAGCTGCTGCCTGACGAGTTCCAAATGAAACTAGACGAGCGGCTTTTGTTGGATCTTTTTTCTGTAACCTGTCATACAAAGATTGTAAATTATCAGCGAAACCTTGATCTCTGGCTCTTACTTTACCAATTAAAGCTCCTATACTAGCATTCTGAACACGCATATTTTTCATAATTAAACCCCCCTTGGAAAATAAGTTTGTGGTGTTATATAAACAGATGTTCTCTGCCCATCTTCATTTAAAGCTCTAGATAGCTCATCTTCATAAACTAATTTGTTTTGTTGTGTAAGTTGTGGGTTCACTTTCATACTTATATAGTATGCAAGTCCCGCAACCATACAAGGTATAAATCTAAAAACAACATCAGCTTGGTTTGTGTAAGCACCAGAATCCTGGATTCTTTTCAAATAGTAATATTTTATATAAGTGTATGTTGATGCATCGGGTGTTTGATACAACGTTATTGTCGGTGTTGTTTGTCTATCTACATAATATTGTGAGGGCTGTCCTGTTGAACCCTTATTAGGTAAAGCTGCATATTCACTTCTGCTTATTTTTGTTAAAGATACATCATTTGTTGTGGAAGTAGTTCCAGTTGTCGTGCTGATATAAGCTTCTAGTATATCATTTGCATTCGTTGGAGCTGTGTAAGTTGCTGTCCCATTTGTCAAGAGTTGTTCTTTTAATTCTACCTTCCATAGATGAACGCCTCGGTTTCCCCATTCGCTGAAAAGAATATTTAAACTTCTTCTTGCAGATTTTAAATCATACCCCGAATTAGTTCTTGCACCACATCTTTCATAAGCTTCTTGTATTATATCGTCTATATCTAGATCGAATGTGGTTGTTCCTGAAGTTGCCATAGTTCATCCTAATAAATTGGTGGGTTTTCTTTAACACCTTGTACAGCCATACCACCAAATCTTTTTTTCTGAAGTTTGTTTTTTCTCTTTTTATTTAATTCAAAAAATTCATCTTCATCTTTTATGCCAAAATCCTCTTGATAGCTACGAACATCACCTTTTATTCTTTTGTCATCAGGGTGAACACCGGGATGATACTTTAATACTTCTTCATCAGATAAATCTAAAAATTCTTTTTTCTTTTTACTTTTTTTAAATTTCTCCGCTGCTTTAATTGCTTGTCTAGCTAACTCCATTATTTTCTCCTAATAAATTGGTGTTTTACTTTTAAAGCCACCTTTTGCCATACCTATACCTCTAATTTTTTTAATAGCACTTGTAACTCCACCTTTTTTCTTTTTATTTTTTTCTCGTAATATTTTAAAGTCTTCACCACTAATTTTACCATCTTTGTTGGCATCTATTTTAGCTTGACCACCTACTAAAAATTTATCTTTGTTTTTATTTTTCATGCGTTCTTTACGTAATAAGTCTTCAAGACGTTCGTCAATTACTGGTTTACCAGCTTTAACACTTTTGTTAAAATTAATAATTTTTCTTTTTAACATTTTTGAATCTGTAGGTAAAACTTTGATGGGCTTTGAGACACTTCTTGCACCTGCCCTATTTTGTTTTTCTAAAACTTCTTGTTGTACTTTAGTTGCAGATTCACCTCGACCGACAGGTCGACCTAACATTTTAGATAAATATTGTGCGATAGACATTCCTGTTTTAATACTCATAACAACTCCTTTTTTTATAGTATATCTTGATAATAAGTTTCAATCAACATGCCCTTACTTGCAAAGGTTCTTACATTAGTGGGTTTACCACCTACTCCTTGCGCTTTTGCTCTTTTACGTTTTACCGCACTTCGTCTTTGCGATTCAGACATTCTTCTCGCTTTAGCTAGTGGTACACATTTAGGATATTTTCTTTTCTTGTCAGCTTTTAGTTTACTACGACCACATTTAGCATATGAACCATCAGCTTTTTTTGAACCAATGTCCACCCACTTTTCAGAAAACCATTTTTTTAAACCACTTTTTGCCATATTAATAAATAGGTGTTTTGTTTTTAAAACCTTTCAGTGCCATTCCACCAATACTTTTTTTTATTGAAGTTTTTCGACCTTTTCTTGACGGAACAGGAGGCTTATCTGCAGGACCATGTATATCTGGATTGTATTCTTGAAATTCAAAACCATCATCTTTTGAAGAGGGTATATCGTCAACATTGTTATCTTTATTAAATTTTTTTACTGCTGCATCAAATTCTTTTTTGCTACTATACCCATCAATTCTACCTAAAATAGGATCAATAAAAAACTTCTTAATACCACCAGCAGCAAATTTTGGCACTCCACCTTTTTTATATTTTTTACCTCTAGGTGGTCTTCCAAGAACAGTGCTATCAATCATATCTTGTATTCTGCTCTCAGTTTCTTGTTCTCTTTTCAACCTTTTTTCAAATTCTTTCGTAAAAGTACCTTTTTTTTCATAAATTTTATCTCTATATGCGTCAAAATCACTTTCAGTTTCAAACTTTAATGCACCAGTTTTAGATCTTTTGCCTTTAGCTTCTTTTGCTTCTTGTTTTAGTATACCTTCTTCAATAGCTTTATCTCGTTCTTTAGCCTTAATCTTTTTACGATTTTTTTCTATGAACCTAAGTAAATCAAGTGACTGTTTAAATGGCATATTATTTTCCTATAGTAAATCTTTATAGTAATCTGATGCAGATGCATTACTTAACATATCACCATCAACATCAACAGATATGGGAGAACCCATTACAGAGTGTCCATCAACTTGAGCCAACATACCCTCTGCAGCTGGTTTTGGTCCTTTAAAATCTTTTCTTTTTACACCACTAGGGTCTTTAATTTTACCTGCACAAATCTTAGATGCATAGGCATTTGCATAAGCACTTGGGTAAACCTTAAATTTTCTTTTTGCGGCAGCTTTGCCCCTTGGACATAATTTAGTCATTTAAAACTCCTTATAATTTTTATTTTGTGCTCATTAGCAGATACTATATCTACTTGTTTATCTATTTCGTCTATAATGTTAGGGTGTTCCCCTATACCAACGGAACTATTTAAATAAATTTTTATAGTTGCATTAGCCTTTTCAATGTTAGCATCATAAACTTTTATTAAAGCATTTATAATATCATCTTTCATTATAATACCACCTTTTTTTTCTTCTTTCTAGTCTTTGCAAACTTACGTTTTTGAGGACCTTTTGTAACTTGTTGACGCATTTGACTTCTACTCATAACCATGGCATATATCTCGTTTTATTGTTTTTATCTTTATCAGCTAGTAAAGCTTGTTTTCTAGGATTATCACTAACATAAGAAACATGAATCCATCCACTTCTGGGTCCTTCTGATTCTTTGTAAAACTCTAATATTAGTTGATCATAATCAAGATTATTTTTTATCCATTCAGCTACAACTTTATTATCCAAGTTCATAACTTCAATATCTGCTGCTTGACCTTTTGCATGTTGAGATTTACCAGAACTACCGATTGCTTGACATAACTTAACTGATCTGTATCCTGAATTTATTATTACAGGCTCTTTAAACCTATCCCTAACCCTTTGTAAAACATTTTCGCAAAGATTTTTAAGATTAAATATTTCTTGTGAGCTTGGTGTATTGTTAATACCAAGTCGCATAGCTGTTTGTGATTTAACTAATTCATTAAGAGAAAAATTTTTTGATAATTGCATCGTAAAATATATCTATTGGTAAACTAAAAAGCATCCAAAGACCCCATATTGAAATAAAGAAAATAGTTCCAACACTAAGTAGTGCAAAAACTAAAACATCCAAGATAGGAGTAATAATACGCATAATCCAATTACTATACTATCTTTGTTAGTTGAATACAAGTTTTTAATCATTTCCCATTTTTCTAACATTTCCATCTTCTCCTAGCCTGACAAATTCTTTTGTTTGGCGTTTTTTTACAATTAATATTATGCATTCTAGCCTGTCCTGCACTTCTAGCACAAAAAGACTTTCTGCGTTTAGCAGCTTTACTGCCTTTTTTTACTTTACCAGTTACAGCTGTTTTAAGCTTCGAACCTGGATTCATCCTTCTGTAGGCTTTTACCCCTGCAGCAGTCATACCAGCACCTGATTTGGTTGGTCTATAATTTTTTTTATTGCGCTTAGGCATACCGCCTTCAGCTAAACCAAACAAATCAAGGTCCTCGTAATAATTATCCATTGTCAGTATCAGCAGTCACTGGTGTAACAAAAACAGTAACAGATGTTACATTTGATATTGTTAAATGCATATCTGTTTTAAACACAATCCCATCTAATGGTATATCTACCTGATATTGATCAGCAGCACTACTAGCAGGTGTTGTGATAACTAATTTTTGTGTACCACTTGCTCCACCATCTTTGAAAGTTAAAGTTCCTGCACTGGCATGACCAACATAATAGATTGATAATAATCTAGTTCTACCAGACTGTATTGTGCCTGTTGATGTTAACGTTTTTGCACCTACATCAGAGTTCATGATTTACTCCTATCTATCAGATGCAGCAAACATATAATCAATTGACGTTACTTTAGTGCCAGTAGCATTACCTGATAAAGACATTGCTGCTATAGTTAAAATTTCGTCACTTGGAATATTATCTGTGTGTGTTGCAACCAATTTTCTGTTTACAAAAAAATCAACTTTACCTGTGCTTTGACAACGAATACTTAATGTAACGTCAGTATCGTTCTCCATGTCAATACCTGAATCTGTTGAAGTTTCTGTGCCATCTTTTTCTGTTTTACATAGAATTGATGCATCTCCATCATCTTTTTGAAAAACAATACGATCAGTTGCAGCTAGCATATTCTCTGGATTAGTTGCAAAATTAATCGTAAAGCCAAAACATAAATCAGTGTCAGTTACATCAGATGTTCTTACTTTAGTTTCAAACCAAAGATCTTTGTTTGATTGTACTTGAAAGATTTCATTTTTTTGAATAGAAGCACCATCATTATCTGTTGTTGCCGTTGAATTTAAGTTTACTAAACCATTCAGTTGATCTGCTGCAATCGCTACAGACGCTCCTGAATCTTTTACGACAGTCCATCTATGACCTGTATTTGAATCAAATCCGATTCTATCGAAGTCATCAAAGTAAACTACATAATCTGGGTTTTTATCAATTGGTAAATTCTCAAACCACTTCTTTTCATTGTTTCTACCTGCGAAAAGAATCGGTCCTGTAAAATGTACTCCTGCCATTTTTTCTCCTAGTTGAAAAGATATAGTCCTCTAGGGTGTCTGCCAAGTCAGTCTATATCCAGTTTATATTATCTTGGTATTTATATTATACAAAAAAAAAGGGGACTCGTAAGTCCCCTCCTTTACTTTTATGTAGAAAAGATTTAAGCGGCTCCAGGTGAACCAAAAACACCTCTTGGATCTGAAAATCCAAAAGAATATCTTTCTCTTGCTTTAAATCTTACGTTACCTGTATCGAAGTCACCTTCAATAGCAGTTTTAATTGGACTTCTAACAAACATTTTCATGCCGTTAGGAGCATCTGTCATAATGAAGAATGCATCAGTATCTGTTAAATAATGATTAATTCTATAACCTTGAGGCATCATACCCATGGAAGCCATAGCATTAATATCATTATCAGCAGTGCCGACTCTTTGAGGTGATCTCAAAATTCTTTCTGCAGTAAACTGAAGTTCTTTTGGAATAATCAGTTTTACACCTTGCATAGCAATTTTAAGTCCTCTCTCATCAACAAATGCAGAAATGTCAATTAAAGATTGCTCAAGTGATGTTTCAGATAAATCAGCAGCAGTAGAAAGTTCATTTCTAAACGTTCCACCAGTAGCTAACGGATGATCTGTCGCACACAACTCTTTACCATCACCTCCAGCAAAATTAGAGTCAAATGCATTGTTAAGTACATTTGCTGCTTTTACTTGTTTGGTGTTAGCCATAGAGCGAGCAAGTGCTCGTGTATATCTTGCAGCTAGTCTATCGTACAGATTATCTTCAATAGCTTCTTCTGTGATGGCGAATGCCATAGCGATGGTTTCGTGAGTATATCTCGCAGTGAAAGATTCAGTTGCTTGGTCAAAAGTAACCGCACTACCTTCTTCTTTTACCGGAGCAGACCCAAAACCAGTTAGCATTACTTCTTCTTCAAAAGCTCTATCAGATGCTTCTGCAGTAAAGATTTCTGCATGTTCGTTTTCGTATCTATTATATTCTAAGCCAAAGAGAGCGTTTAAACCTGGTTCTAACTCTTTGACCAATTGTGATCTTGAAATAGCCATATTTTATCTCCCTTATACCCCTGTATCCCCAGCAGCAGCTGGTGGATTCAGAAAATGGTTTTGAAT